TAGGTTCTTATACTGATGACATATTCAATAATATAGGTAGCAGTATAGGTGATATTTTATCTTCATTAAGTTCTAGCGTTGGAGATATATTCAGTTCAATCGGTGGTTCACTTGGCGATATTATTGGAAGTATGGGTAATATGTTTGGTGGTGGGGGTGGTGGATTTGATTTGGGTTCTATATTTAGTTCTTTTGATTTTGGTTCATTCTTTATGGCAGAGGGTGGAAATGTTAATGCAGGTACAGCTTATACAGTAGGAGAGCGTGGTAGAGAGCTGTTTATACCAAATTCCGATGGTACTATCGTACCGAACCAAGACTTGCAGTCTAAAGCGAATAGCTTCAACTTTACGATTATTGCTACTGATGTTAAAGGTGTTAAAGAATTATTATTAGATAATAGAGCAACTATCGTTAATATTATGAATCAAGCACTTAACAGTAAAGGAAGAAGTAATTTAGTATAATGAGTGGTACATTTCCTTCAACTCCAGCAACTAGAGCAGTATCAGTAAGTTCAAGACAAAATACTATTGTATCAACTACTGTATCTGGCAGACGACAAGCTAGACAAATTGATGGGCAAAGATTTGGATTAGTTTTACAATTTCCAGTTATGACTAGAGCAGAATTTGCACCTATTATGGCTTTTATTATGAAACAAAGATCACAATTAGAATCCTTTACTTTTGTACCAGCAACTATTTCAAGCACTAGAGGTTCAGCTAATACAGTTATATCAGTAGTAGGTTCACATACTGCTGGAGATACTACAATCGCAGTAGATGGAATGGGAAACAATTTAAGTGGTGTTTTAAAAGCTGGTGACTTTGTAAGATTTACTGGCCAAACAAAAGTTTATATGGTTGTAGAAGATTTATCATCTAATGGTTCTGGTGCAGGAACATTAACTATTGAACCACCATTAAGAGCAAACCTAACTGATAATACAGTTTTAATTTATAACAATGTAGATTTTACAGTAGGACTTACAAACGATATTCAAGAATTTGCAGTAGGTACAGAAAACTATTTCCAATACGAAGTTGATCTTATAGAGGTATTGTAATGCCCAGATCATTAAATGCTTCTTTAATAACAGAATTAGCAACTAATAAACTTAATCCAGTTGAACTTGTATATATAGGAGTAAGCACAGGAACTTATTATACAGATCACTATAAAAATATTTCTTTTGACGGAAACACTTATGTTGCATCATCATTATTTTTAGGTAGTTCTGAATCAGCAGAATCTTCAGAAGTATCTGTAAGTAATTTAGTAGTTAAATTCGGTGGTGCCGACCAAACAATAATCTCTTTATTTCTTAATAATGATTATATGGATAAAAGAGCTTGGGTATATAGAGGATTCTTAGATGAGAACCAAGCATTAATAAATTATCCTTTTTTATTATTTGATGGAAGAATAGAAAATTTAAGTATTGAAGAAGATAATAATAACTCAACTGTTTCAATTTCTATTGCTTCACATTGGGCAGATTTTGATAAAATTAAAGGAAGAAAAACAAATACTAATTCACAAGCATTACATTTTCCAACTGATGTTGGTTTTGATTATGCTTCACAAACAGCAAAGGATATTAAATGGGGAAAGGCATAAATGATCTTTACAAAATTATACATTTATACAGACAGTTCCCACGATACGATAAAATTAAATACGAAGATTTAATAAATATGATATTACCCTCTTTTAATTTAGAACAGTATCAAATTCACCAAGTTAATGCAGAAGTTGTTGGATTTACTAATTGGGCATATTTAAGTGATGAAGTAGAAAAAAGATTTACAACAACTGGTAGATTAAAAGCTAATGAATGGAAATCAGGAAATAATATTTGGCATATTGAAACAGTTGCTAAAAGTCATTTAAGAGAAATTATGAAATGGACTAAAGAATATTTTAGAAATGTATTAGAGGTAGATCAACCTTTAAAATGGTTAAGAATAGCTGATGATTCAACTATTTATAGAAGATCTATGAAATTTAAAAGGGAGTTTCATAATGGGCTTTGATCCAGTAACAGCATTTGTAGTTCAACTTGTAGTCACAACAGCAATCTCTTGGGTTTTAAAACCTGATCCACCAAAGAGAAATGTGCAACAACAAGAAACAGCACAAGGAATTTTAGTTAATAAAGCATCAAACAATAGTGCCATTCCAGTAGTTTATGGAGAAAGGCAAGTTGGTATCGCTAGAGTATTTGTTGAATCTTCTGGTTCAGGTAATCAATATCTTTATATGGCAGGAGTTCTTTGCGAAGGTGGTGGTAATGGAATTGAATCAGTAGATGAAATTTATGTTAATGATAAACTGGTAGTTTGGTCAGGTGCATTAACTGATGGAACAGTACGAACAGTAAATAGTTCAGATACTAATTTTTATAAAGATGGAAGTTTAATATCAGTTCAGGCATTTTATGGATTAGACAATCAATCAGTTTCATCAATACTAGATGAATCTACTAACTGGGGAAGCAATCATAAATTATCAGGTGTTGCTTATTTAGCTTTTAAATTTACTTGGAATCAAGACGCATTTAGTTCACTACCAGAAGTTAAAGTAGTTCTCAAAGGTAAAAAAATTTATGATCCTAGATTAGATTCTACAAAGGGTGGTTCTGGTTCACACAGACAAGATACAGCTTCTACTTGGACATATTCACCCAATTCAGCTTTATGTCTTTTAGATTATTTAAGAAATACTAGATATGGAAAAGGTTTGCCAAATTCATCATTTGAAACTAATTATGATTCTTTTAAAACAAGTGCAAATATTTGTGAAACACAAGTTACTCCATATACTTCAGCACCTTCAGATATAGATTTATTTCAAACAAATCTAGTTATAGATACAGAACAAAAAGTAATAGATAATGTAAGAGAATTATTAAATCCAATGAGAGCAATATTTACTTACACACAAGGTAAATACTTTTTAATTATTGAAAATACTGGAACATCAGAATTAAGTTTAAATGCAGATAATATAATTGGTGGAATTAAAATATTTGGTGAAAAGAAAAATACTAAATACAATCGTGTTATAGGAACTTTTGTAAATCCTGATAAAGAATGGCAAGAAGATACAATTACATATCCACCTGCTGATGATTCTGGCTTATCAGTAGGAGATCAATATGCAACTTTACTAGCCGAAGATAATGGAACTCAATTAGAAGGTAATTTTACATTTCAAGGAATTACTAATCCATATCAAGCTGAAGAACTTTGTGAAATTATATTAAGAAGATCAAGAAATGCTTTGGCTGTTGAAGTTATGGTAACCTCAGAAGCATTAAATTTAACAATAGGTGATATAGTTGATTTAACTTATTCTACTGGTGGATTTAGTGCTAAACCATTTAGAGTTTATGGATTAAGTATAAATACAGATTCAACAGTTTCATTAAAACTTATAGAGCATCAAGATAATTTCTACACTTGGACTTCTAAAGCAGAAGCACCAACTATTGCTGATACAACACTTCCAAATCCATTTTCTGTATCTGCACCAGCTTCAGTTACTTTATCAGATCAATTAATTGAATATAGTGATGGTGTTGTTATTACTGCTCTTGATGTAACAATCGGTTCTTCGCCAGATTCTTTTGTGGACTACTACCAAGTAGAATACAAATTAAGCACAGAAACAGATTTTATTATTCATGGACAAGGAACAGGACTAACTCAAAGAATATTAAATGTTAAAGATGGATTTTTATATAACGTAAGAGTTAAAGCTGTAAATACTTTAGGAGTATCTTCTACTTTTACTTCTGCATCAAGAACTATTATTGGTGGTATCGCCCCACCTGCTGATGTTGCTGATTTTTCTTGTAATATTATTGGAAGTGATGCTCATTTATCTTGGACACAAATTGCAGATTTGGATTTGGCATTTTATCAAATTAGATTTTCTACATTAACAAGTGGTGCTTCTTGGGCTAACTCAGTTTCTTTAGTTGAAAAGGTTGCAAGACCAGCAACTAGTATTACTGTACCTGCACGAGTGGGTTCTTATCTTATTAAAGCATTTGACAAAAATGGAAACGCATCTCCGAATGAAACTATTATAGCAACAAATATATCTAACATTGGAGAGTTTAATTCTGTTGCAACACAAACTGAATCTCCTACATTCTCAGGAACTAAATTTCAAACTGTTGTATCTGACGGAACACTAAGATTAGATTCATCAGAATTATTTGATAGTGCAACTGGCAACTTTGATTCTGCTACTGGATTTTTTGATTCAGGTCTTACATCTTTTGATTTATTTGCTACTGGTAATTATTTATTTGCAACTCCAATAGATATTGGTGGAGTTTATACTTCAAGAGTTACTGCTTCTATTACACAAACTTCAGATAATTTAGATGACTTGTTTGATGCAAGAACTGGAGATTTTGATGATGGTGCAAGTTCCTTTGATGGAGATACTCCTGCAAATTGTAATGCACATATTGAGATTGCATTATCTAATGACGATATAACTTATTCTTCATTTAGAAACTTTGTAGTTGGTGATTACACAGCAAGATATTATAAATTTAGAGTAGTATTAACTTCTTTTGATTTAGCTTCTACTCCAGTTATTAGTGCTTTATCTGTAAGTATAGATATGCCAGATAGAATATTTAGTGGTAATGATATTGTTTCAGGTACTGGTACTTTTAATGTTGTCTTTACTAATCCATTTTTTAGTGCTAATTATGCTGTCGGAATTACTGCTCAAGGAATGGCAACAGGAGATTTCTTTTTATTAACAAACAAAACAATTAATGGTTTTGATGTTGCATTTAAAAATAGTAGCAATACTGGAATTAGCAAAACCTTTGACTTTTTAGCCAAAGGACATTAGATAGAATAATATGGCACAACACGATTTTGTAATAAATAATCAGGGCTTCCCAGCTTTTAGATCAGACCTCAACGATTTTTTAAACGCAGTAAGAACATCTCACTCAGGAACATCAACTCCTTCTGGTGCTGTCGCTGGAACTATTTGGTTGGACACAACTTCTGCAACGACACCTACTTTAAAATACTATGATGGAACAGATAATATTTCTTTAGCAACTATTGACCATGTAGCTAACACAGTAAATTGGTTAGATTCAACAGTATCAATTACTGGACTATCAACAACTGCAACTGGAACAGTTTTAACACTTACAGATTCAGCAAATACAACAACAGTAAATTTAATTTTAGACAATCAAAAAGAAATTCGTTTTAGAGAAACAACAGCTAATGGAACAAACTATGTAGCATTAAAAGCACCAGCTAGTGTTAGTGCTGATTTAACTTTCACTTTACCTGCAACTGATGGAACTAATGGACAAGTATTAACAACAAATGGTTCTGGTGTACTTTCGTTTACAACTCCTTCTGCTGGTATTTCTTGGCAATCTTCAGTTAAGACTTCTGGTTTTACTGCTGTTGCTGGAGAAGGATATTTTTGCAATACAACTTCAGCAGGATTTACAGTAACTTTACCTGCGACACCAACTGCTGGACAACAAGTAGCAGTAGTAGATTACGCAGGAACAGCAGATACAAATGCAATTATAATTTCTCCTAATGGAAATAAAATAGAAGGTGGAACAAGTAACTTACAATTAACTGGAGATAGAGAAGGAGTAAATTTAGTTTATATAGATTCAACACAAGGTTGGTTAGCAAGTTCAGGAATACAAGAAGGAACAGATGCTTTATCTACAATACCTTACACAGTAGATTTTTTAGTAATAGCTGGAGGAGGAGCAGGAGGAAGTTCTGGTGCAGTCGGAGGTGGAGGTGGAGCAGGAGGATATAGAAATTCTTACTCAACAGAAACTTCAGGAGGTGGTGGAAGTAGTGAAGCAAGTTTATCATTTAGTGGAGGTGTAGTTTATACAATTACAGTTGGAGCAGGTGGAAGTGGTGGTCAAGGAACTGGTGGTGGTGCTAATGGTTCAAATTCTTCTATTTCAGGAACAGGAATTTCAACGATAACTTCTATTGGTGGAGGAGGAGGTGGTGCTGTATCAACAGGAAATGGTTATACTGGTGGTTCTGGTGGTGGTTCTTCAGGAGATTCTTCAGTTTCAGCAGGTGGTTCTGGTACTGCAAATCAAGGTTATAATGGTGGTTTTCAAAGTGGTGGTAATGGAGGTTATGGATCTTCTGGTGGAGGAGGAGCTGGAGCAGTAGGTGGAAATTCTAGTGGTTCTGGTCCTGGAAATATTGCAGGTAATGGTGGAAATGGTTTAGCTTCTTCAATTACAGGTTCTTCAGTTACAAGAGGTGGTGGTGGTGGGGGTGCAGATAATACTGGTGGAGATTTTGGAACTGGTGGTACTGGTGGTGGAGGTAGAGGTGCAAGTGATTATTTAACTGATAATGCAGTAGCAGGTACAGCTAATACTGGTGGTGGTGGTGGTGGAGGTGCTGGTGCTGGTTTTACCCAAAAAAGTGGAGGTTCAGGAGTTGTAATACTTCGTATGCCAACTGCTAGTTATTCAGGAACTACAACAGGTTCTCCAACAGTTACAACAGATGGTTCAGATACAATATTAGTTTATAACGCATCAGGAAGTATAACAGGATAATTTATGGCACATTTTGCAAAATTAGGAGTAGGAAA